GAATATACAGATGAAATAACACTTATGCAAGCCTTAGAAGGAAGAAGAGAATTATAATTTACAAACAAGAAGAATCATCATCATTTTCTAAAGCAATAATTGCAAGGTTATCTCCTAATGTTGTAAAAAAAGCTGCAAGAGTGCCAACTTCTTGAGGTGTTTTACCTTGACTTATAGCAATAGAAAGAGAACTAGCAAGTGCTATTAATTCACAATTAGAAAAATTCATATACAACACCAGTATATAGTATTAAGATTTATGAAAATGTGTGTATTAATTGAGGTGTGAAATGAGAAATATTAAATTAACAATAATGTATGATGGAAAAGATTTTAATGGTTGGCAAAAACAGCCTAAAACTAATGGTTTGAACATATTTTGATTTCATTTCAAAGTAGTTCAAACCATTGTTATATTTATGTTTTAGATTTTCAATATATTTTCAAATAAATACAAAATATTTTAAAAATAATTCGTATGGCTGTACTTACGGCTGTACAAACACATATTTAAAAGTCAAGTGTCAAGCCATTTTCCTTTAAATAGTTGTAAGATAAATCAAGATGTTCTTTTTTAAATTTATCAAAAACTTCACAATAGACATTTAAAGTAGTTGCAACATTTGCGTGTCCCATTATTTTTGCTAAAACGGATGCAGGCATTCCTGATTCAATACATCTAGTTGCAAATGTATGTCGAAGCATATGCTGATGAACATCATAACCTTTTCCAATGCTATAATTTTTGCAAAACTCTTTGAACATTACATTAACAGTATCTGTACTTATACATTCTTTATATGAATTGCAAAATAGAAGGTTATAATCATTTTCTGTATAATAATCTGATGATAAATATTCCTTAAGTATATTTTCAACATTAGAATCCATCATTATATCTCTAATTCCATTTACTGTTTTTGTATAAGAACCGATTGTTGCTCTATCATCAAATGTACGAGTAATAGTTCTTCTAATATGAATTATTTTATTTTTAAAATCAATATCATTTATATCTAAAGCATTTATTTCACCCATTCTCATACCAGTAAATAAACTTAATAAAATTTGATATTTATATCTAAATTTTTTTGTGTTTTGTAACTCATTAATAAGCTGTTTTTGCTCATCAATAGTAAAAGCAGATACATTTTTGGATTTGTTTTTATACTTTTGAGATAAAGGTATTTCAAATTCTAGCTGATTGTCTAAAAAGTTATAACGCAAAATATTTCTCCTCACAGCTATTTTAAAAGTATTGTTGACTATTCCATATATTTTAGCAATAACAGAATCTGAATATTTTGTGATATATATTAAGAAATCTTTTAAATCTTTTTCTGTAATTTTTTGAAGTTCCATGTTAGCAATATAATGTGTAGAGATGTTCTTTAATGTATGCAATTTACGAGAATAGGAACTTTCTTTTAATTTATTCATTTTATAGGCAGTATCAATAAATTCTTTTGCAAGATCATAAAAAGTAACCCTTGATTTATCTACATATGTATCTGTATTCAATTCTGTAATAACTTTTTCCAATTTCTTTTTTACTTCTTGTCTTGTTTTTCCATATATAGTTTTCCTTTTTCTTTTTCCAGTTTTTTCATCATACATAGCAATAGTGTATTCAGTAACCCACATGATTTTACCATTTCTTTTTCTTTTGAATATTGTACCTTCACCATTTCCACGAGTTTTAGTTGCACCCATAATAAAAAACCTCCATATTCAATAATTTTTTGTTTCAAACTATTGAAAATGAAAGCATTATTTGATATTATAATAATGTAATCACTTTCAATAGTGGTTATGCTCTGGGTAATGTGTGGCTTCCGCAAAAAGATACACATTATCCTTTTTTTATAAGTCTATATCTGAATTTATCTTTTGATTATTTTGTTTAAATTCTTTTACAAATTTCATAGCCTTAAAATCATTAGTACAATTAAATGAAATATATTTAATTTCATCATGATCTAAATAAGTAAAAACTAAATATGAAGTTACTATATTTGATGTTTTCTCTTTAGATCTTCCACCAATCATTGAACCAAGTGGACCAAATAAAACGGCACCACCAATAGCACCACCAATGCTTGAAACATTACTTTTTTGAATTTCAACATCATTGGTTATTGCAACATCAGTAACTTTTTCTTTAAGCAATTTAAAAGTCATATTGTTTGCACAAAATTCATATTCATTTGGTTTAGAAAATATTTTTGTATATATATTTTGAGCAACAGGAAGACCACTATAATGCAATAATATTATAAATAAAGAAGCATTTTTATCTTGTTTAATTTTTTTTACTTTTTTGGCTTTTTTATTATAAGAACCTATTATGGCACAGATAGCAATAATAATTATTAAGCTAATAATTCCAATAAGTGATTCCATATGAATTTCTCCTTTTTAAAATATTTTATAAATTTTATTATTTAAAAGCACTTTTATTTTCAGCCTTTACTACTTTACCCAATATTTCTATTGTATCATAAAGGTTGTCAGCAGGAATTTCTATTGTTTTACAACAGGTATTCATTGCAATTAACTGATATATATTATTATTTTCATCTAATACTAATTTCCTTATCGTATTTTTTCCATTTAGTTTTAAAAGATATGTTCCTTTGTTTTTATTGTCAGTTTTGTCAATTATGTTTTGTTTGTATATTAGGGCAATATCTCCAACATCTAGCAAAGGAAACATAGAATCATCTTCGGATATGAATTCAAAATAGTTATTATTGTCACAACTTCCTTCTATTAAGTCAGAAACATTTATATTAAAATAATCTGCGAGTAATTGCACTTTGTTCATTCTGGGAAGTCTAGTGCCATTACACCAACTAGAAATAGCAGATTTATTTATATCTAAATCATTTATAATATCTGTTTGAGTTTTTCCTTTTACTGTCATATAATAATTTAAATTTTTGGAAAATATTTTTTTGTATTTGTTATCCTTGTCCATATAAAAACCTCGCTTTCTCAACATTTGACTATATTATAATACTAAAAGTAGAAAAAATCAATAAAAAAGTTTAAAAAATTCTACTTTTAGTATTGACATTCTACAAAAAGTAGAATATAATGTGAACAAATCAAGAAGGGAGTGAATAAAAATATGGAGAAAAAATTACAAATAACATTAACCGCAGCAAGAGTTAATGCAGGTTATTCATTAGATGAGGTAGCCAAGGAAATGAAGAAAACAAAAGGAACTATTATTAATTGGGAAAAGGGAAGAACATCAATTAAGATAGCAGAGTTTGAAGAACTTTGTAATTTATATAAAATTTCAAAGGATTATATTATTTTACCCACTACTCTACAAAAAGTAGATTGAAGGAGGAGAAATATGAAAAAAATAAAAAAATGCGGAAGCCACACATTAAAGGAGGAAAATTAAATGGAATTACAAGATAATGTTTTTTATACCCCAACACAATTTGCAGAATTGAGAAATTGCAGTGTACCGACAGCATTAAGCATCTATAATTCACAAGATTTTCCAAGTGAAAATTTTGGAAAAGAGAAGGTTGCATTAGGAAGTGCAATAAGAGAATGGTACAAAAAGAAAAGATTAAAGGGGGAAGAATAATGAAAATAACCAATAAGAAAAAATTTATAGTAAGAATATTAGAACTTATTACAATAATAGCAACAATTATTTTAACAATAGTATCAATAAAATATGCCAATAGAATAAGAGGTTATAAAGCATTTGGAGGAGAGTATTTAGTACCAGTCTTAGGATTAAATATAATATTAGTTTTAGAGTCAATCTTGGAAGAAAGTGAAGAAAAGAAAGGAAACAGGAAAAATGGAAAAAGAAAGATGTGATAATGAAAAAGAAGTATTTAATGCTAGAGTCAATGAAGATGAAATGATAATAACAATTGATGAATATACAACTTTGAGAGCAGCAGCAGAAAACTATGAAAAAGCAAGAAAAGAAATGAAAGCACATATTGCATATTTAGAAAAAAAATTAAATGAGGAAACAGAAGAAAAATCAAACATATTAACAGAATTAGAAACAGTGAACAAAGAAAATCGCAAATTAAAAATAGGAATTATAAATTTTGTTAAAGGATTTGGAGGTTAGTATGGATAAGCTAGATAAATGCTATATTTGGCACATTATAACATTGGCCACAATGAAATATAAATTAAGAAATTTGAAAGGGGTGAGATAAGTATGATGGGAAAACATAGTCAAGAAGCATTAAAGATTAAACAATTAGAAGAAACTATTGAATTAAAGAAAAAAGAAATTAAAGACATTAAATTTAGTGTATCTGATGTTTTATTACAAATTAGAAATATCAATGAATCAAATAACTATTCAGATCCAAGTGTAAAAAAGAGAAAAATATCAGAGCTATGTACAGACACAAGATATGAACTTCTTATTGATGAACTAGAAGTTTGTTACAAAAAACAAAAGACAAAAATAATAGAACTACCAAATACCGACCAAAGTAATAAATAGTTCTATAAAACACTTATATAAATGCTCTATTTTTATTCTAACATATGAAAGTCTAAAAAACAAGAGCAGAAAGGAGAAAAAATATGCCTATATGTAGTATTTGTGGAAAAAATTACGAAGGATATGGCAATAATGCACAACCAGTAAATAATGGAAGATGCTGTGATGAATGTAACATAACAATAGTAGTTCCAAGAAGATTTCAAGATGCAAAAAATAGAAGGGAGAAAGATTAATAATGGAAATAAAAATACTTAATTTAAAACTAAGAAATTTTAAAGGAGTAAAAGAATTAGAAATTAATTTTGATTGCAAAAATACTAATATATATGGAGCAAATGCAACAGGAAAAACAACAGTATTTGATGCATTTAAATGGTTATTTTTTGATAAAGATAGCAATGATAGAAAAGACTTCAATATAAAAACATTAGATAGTGATAATAATCCAATACACTTTTTAGAACATGAAGTTGAAGCAACATTAATAATAGATGGTATTGATACAACATTTAAAAAAGTATTGCAAGAAAAATGGGTTAAAAAAAGAGGACAAACAGAGCAAGAATTTTCTGGACACGAGACTAATTATTGGATTGATGAAGTACCAGTAAAGAAGAAAGATTATGAAGAAAAGATAAATAGTTTAATACCAGAAAGCCTATTTAAATTGATTACGGACCCATCATATTTTAATAATCAATTAAAATGGACAGAAAGAAGAGAATTACTAATAAATATTTCTGGTGCAAATATTTCTGATGATGAAATATTAGATTCAAAAGAAGAATTTAAAATATTAAAAAATAATTTAGATGGTAGATCCATTGATGATTATAAAAAAGTAGTACAAGCAAAAATAAAAGACTTAAATAAACAAAAAGAAACAATTCCAGTAAGAATTGATGAGCTTACAAATACATTAATAACAGAACACGAAATTGATTATGAAAAAATAGAAAAAGAAAAAGCAGAATATAATCAACAATTACAGGCAATTGAATTAGAAATGACAGATGTGCAAGCTAAAGCAAAAGAAAATATGAGAATTGCTGACCAACTAGCTGCAGCAAAGAAAGAACTATCAGATTTTAAATTAAAAAAAGAAACAGAATATTCTCAAAAATACTCTTCAGACTTAATTAATTTACAAAATGAAAAAAGGGTAATTGAAAGCAAAATAAGATATAGACAAGATGAGTATAGTGATAGATTATTAAAAATACAGCAAGACCAAAAAAGAAAAGCAGAATTATATAAAAAGTGGGATGATGTTAGCAATATGAAATTAGAGTTTGATCCTAATTCATTTATATGTCCAACTTGTAAAAGAGAATATGAAACCGACAAAATTGAGGAAATGAAAAAGCAATTTGAAAATAACTTAAATGTACATAAGAAGAGTGAACAAGATGCAATAAATAAAGAAGGACAGGCGATTAATTTAAGGCTAGACGAAAATACAAAAGCAAGAGAACAAATACAACAAGAACTTCCAGAACTAAACAATAATTTAGATGAAATAACTAACAGAATAGCAGAATTAGAAAAGGCAAAGGAAAATGATACTTCATTTGATATAACTTCATTACCAGAATATAACAACAAAATAAGTGAGATTGAAAAATTAGAGGAAAAAGTAAAGAATTTAACAAATGGAGATATATCATATTTGCAAAATAGAAAATTAAAGATATCTGAAGAAATTAACAAACTAAATAAAATTTTAAATGAAAGAGAAATACAAGAAAAAACCAAAGAACGTATTAAAGAATTACAAAATGAAGAAGAAAATATCTCTAAAAAAATCCAGGAATTAGAGGGTGAGCAATATGCATTAGAAGAATTTACAAAAACAAAAGTAGAATTATTGGAAAATGCTATAAATAGTAAATTCGAAATAGTAAAATTTAGATTGTTTGATACACAAATTAATGGTGGACTTGTAGAATGCTGCGATACATTAGTGAATGGTGTACCATATGCTGATGTAAATAATGCACATAAGATACTTGCAGGGCTAGATATTATAAATACTTTGATAAAATTCTACAATACATCAGCACCAATATTTATAGATAATAGAGAATCAATAAATGAAATATATAAAATAGACACACAAATAATTAGCTTAATAGTAACCACTGATTCTAAATTAAGAATCGAGGTGAGCAAGTAAAATGGGACAAAGATTAAACATAGAAATAACGAAAAATGGAAATGTTTTAGCCAATAGTTACTATCATTGGTCTGCTTATTCAGATTGTGCACTTAATATTACTACTAAGATTATTATGGAATATGATTATATAAAAAGAAATCTAGAAACATCACATAATGAGGACTTACTATTTGCAATAAAGTTATTAGAAGAAACTGGTGCAGGGATGAATGAAGAAGAAATGGCTATTGCAAAAGAAAAAATTGGATATGATGAATTTATAAAATTTAAAGAATGTAAAAATAGAAACGAAGGAATTATTGCTATCACAGAAAAGGAAATTGAAGATACAAGATTTTGGGAAGAAGGAAGAGTAACAATAGATATTGAAACAAAGAAAATCAATTTTAATGTTTTTCATTCGTTTGATGAAGAAGAGGTTGAAGAGTATAAAGCAGAAGGAAATGAATTTAAGGAAATAAATATAAACTTTGAAGAGATAGAATTTGAAAATATTTTTGAAATTAAAGCATTTGTTGATAAGTCAAATTATAATGAACAATATTTTTTTAAAAATAATTTTAATAATAAATATATAGGAATTATAGAATAGGGAGGAATTTTAAATGGAAAATAAAATGATTTTAAAAATATCAAGTAAATCAAATCCAAATAGTGTTGCAGGAGCAATAGCAGGAGGATTACAAGAAAATAAAAGAGTAGAATTACAAGCAATAGGAGCAGGAGCTGTGAACCAATCAATGAAAGCCATTGCAATTGCTAGATCATTTGTAGCTGCAAGTGGAGTTGATTTATTATGCATACCTGCTTTTTGTACAGTAATAGTAGAAAATGAAGAAAAAACAGGAATGAAATTTATAATTAAGGAGGAAAAATAAATGTTAGAAAACTTAAATGAACTAGAAAAAATAGGATTAGCTTTTATAAGTGGATTAGTTGCAGGGCAATCATTGCAAGAAGCGGAGCAAGAAACAGAAATTGAAGAAAATGATAATAATGAAAAAGGAATGAAAGTTGCTGTGGGAAAAATTGAAGGAGAAAAAGCAGAAAAATTTATAAAAATGATGAAGGAATTGGGGGTTGAATAATATGAGTAGTGAATTAGTAAAAAAAGAACAAACAGAATTACAAAAGCAAGAATTGACAGCAAGCGAGAGATTTACAGGAATGGTAATGAAAGAATTTCAAGGAAATATTGGAACATTAAATTTAAATGAATATCAAAAACAACTTATAAGAGGATATTTTATAGGAATTGACAATGCTTTGAAAAAAGCTGAAGAAGCAAGATTAAATAAAAATAGTTGGAAATCAACCAAAGAAGAAGACAAAAACAATTTACCTATTACTTGGCAAAATGTTAATATGAACGATTTAGCAATAGCTGTTGTACATCATGCAAAATTGGGATTAGATATGCAAATACCTAACCATTTAAATGCAATACCATATAAAAATAATAAAACTCAAAAGTATGATATAGGATTTTTGAAAGGATATAAAGGTCTAGAATATATAGCAACACAACTATCATTATACCCAATTAGAAACATAATTGTTGAATTAATATATTCTAATGATGTATTTGAAATAGTAAATAAAGATAATATCACTAGATATAATTTTATAATTAAAAATCCATTTGATAGAGGTGAAATAATAGGAGGATTTGGATATATACAATATGTTGATGAATCAAGAAATAAAATAATAACACTATCTAAAAAAGATATTGATAAGAGAAAACCAGCCTATGCAGCAGCTGAATTTTGGGGTGGAGAAAAAGATAAATGGGAAAATGGCAAAAAAGTAGGAAAAGAAAAGATTGAAGGTTGGTATGAAGAAATGGCCAGAAAAACTATTGCGAGAGCAACATATAATGCTGTTGCAATAGATCCTAAAAAAGTAAATGAAAGCTATGCATATGTTATAGAAAATAATGATAATACTTATGAAAATGTCATAGAAGGACAAGTTGCTGAAGAAATAGAAGAAAAAGCAAACAAAGAATTAATTGATATTGAAACTGGAGAAATAAAAAATATTGAAGAAAATGCATCTGCAGATAACAATATTGAAATGACTCCAATCCAAAATGAAGGACCAGCATTTTAGTGAAATTAAAAGTATTAGGTAGCAGTTCGAGTGGTAACTGCTATCTAATAGAAGCAAATAACAATGAGAAATTAATATTGGATGCAGGTGTTAATTTTAAAATTGTGCAAAAAGAATTGAATTTTGATTTTAATGGTATTGAAGCAGTATTGATAACTCATGAACATATGGACCATTTAAAATATGCCTCGAATTTTGCTTTATATGGAATAAATGTATATGCATCTGCAGGAACATTAAAAAAACAAAATTTAGTTGGCCATAGATTTAAAATTATAAAAGCATTACAACAATTTGAAATAGGAAATTTTATAATACTTCCATTTGATACACAACACGATGCTGCAGAACCATTGGGATTTTTAATTCAATATAAACCGACTGGCGAAAAACTTATGTATGCTACAGATACATATTATATTAAATATAAATTCAATAAACTAAATTATTTACTATTAGAATGTAATTATAACAAAGAAATTGCAAAAGAAAATGCAAAAAATGGAGTAATAAATAAAACTAGATATACAAGATTATTAGAGAGCCATTTTAGTTTAGAAAATGTAATAAATTTCTTAAAATCTAATGACTTAAGTTATGCAAAAAATATTGTACTATGCCATTTATCAGATACAAATTCTAACCAAACTATAATGCAAGATAAGGTATATGAAGAAACAAAAATAAATACTACAATAGCAAAACCTGGATTAAGTCTAGAATTAAAATTATATCCATTTTAATGGAGGTCTTATATGAATAGTATAAAAGCGATAACTCAATTAGAAGAATTAAAAAGGGACAGGCTTAGTTTTATACAAAATGATGAATCTGATGAAATTTATTTAAAAGATATAAAGGCCATTAGTTTAGCAATAAAAGCATTAAAAAAGTGTCCAGATATACAAGACAAATCATTTAATTGTAGAATGTGTGGAAAAGAATTGAAAACATGGAAGAGTATTCAAAAAGGTTTTGGTCCCATATGTGAAAAAAGATATTTAAATGATGTGTATAAAAACCAACAAATGACAGTAGATACGATATTAAAAGAAAGGAGAGGTAATGATGGCAAGTAAAGACGTTTATTATTTTAGCCATGATGCAAATGCATTATCAGATCCAAAAATATTGGGAATGAGATGCGATTATGGATTAGAACGGATATGGATTATATTGGGCCATATTAGAAATGTTAAGAAATGAATCTACATATAAATTACCTCTTAATAAAAATACATATAGGGCTATAAAAATGCAAACTGGAACAACTATTGATGTTGAAAAGTATTTGAATGATTGTATAAATGAATATAGAGATGATGAAAGTGGGAATGGATTATTTAATGCTGATAAAAAAACATTTTGGTCAGCAAGTTTATTAAGAAGAATGGAAAAATATGAAACATTAAAAGAAAAAAGAAGTCAAGCAGCAAATGCACGATGGAATAAAGAAAAGGATAAAAAACAAGATGCAGACAAAAAACAAGAAAAGAATGCGAAAAAATGCAAAAGCATAAAAAATATATGCAAAAGTAATGCAAATGCATACAAAAAAAGATACAAATGCAAAGCAAATTTGAAAAAATTATATGCAAATTTATGCAAATTAAATCAAATAAAATCAAATCAAATTAAATTAAATAAAATTAAATTAAAAGAAATGAAATCAATCTATCCTTCTAATCATAAACCAGAAGAAAATAAAACCTTAGATGATATGATGGATAAGATGGAAAAAACAGAATTTGAAAGACTTACAAAAAATTGTGAAATGCATATTTTTTCTCCAGAACTTGCTATTGAAATGACTGAAATTCTAAAAGAAATGTATATGACTCCAAATATAAGAGAAAAAGTCCAGGAAATAAATTCTAAAAAACTATGTTATGCATTAAAGAATTTTGCTATTGCTAATACTAGATCACAAATAAAAATACCGAAATCATATTTTAAAAAATGCATATTATCAGCATTAGATCAAACTGAGTTAAGTGGACAATATGATACGGATACTATCTATGAAATGGAGGATTACTGAAATGGCATTCATTAGAGAAGATGAATTAATATCAAGAAGATTAAAAACATGTGAAAATTGCGAATGGTGTGTTCCAACTTTAAATTGTGAATTTCCTCATTGTTTACTGAAGGGAGAACAAAAGGGATTATTCGAGTATTGTGAGCTATTTAAAGAAAGAACGGGAATGCATATTAATATGTAATTAGTAAACATAAAACAAAAAACGAGCGATAGAGTGTAAATTTTAGAAACAAACACAACCTTAAAAAATATACAAAAGGAAAGGCGGAGTATTTATGGAAATAGATGATATGCAACAATCATTAGAATTGTTAAATAATATTAAAAATTTTTTCTATAACATAGAGGAAATAGAAAAGAAATTAAATACTGATTTATATAACAAAGAAGGTGAAAGGGATGACCTTTTACACGAAATAGAATTAAGTAAGTTAAATGCTATTGAAATAGTGGCAGTATATAAAAAACTGGAAAAGGTACTACAGGAAAGAAGAATAATAAAAGATAAAATAGATCTAGTAAGCACTATAAAGCCATATGCAAATAAGTTTATAGCAAAAGGAATTTGTGCAGAAACAGATGCCACAATAAAAAATATAGAAACATTAAAAAGAAATCAAGAAAATAGGCAATATACACCACGAGTGTTACAGGATTTAAAATGTGCGAAGGTTAAGAAGGAGGAATAAATATTATGGATGATTATAGAAAAATCCAAGAAATGCAAAGAATAAATAGAATTAAAGAAAATAATAATTGCTTAACTTGTGAAGTTGTTATAACAAAAGAATTTAGAGAAGCACAAATATCTATTGTACAGGGACATGGTGGACCAATTGAAATGGCACAAATGGCAAAAACTCTAACAGATGTTGCGGAATCATTAAAAAGGGAATTCCCAGAAATAAATGAAATTATACCAATGTTAAATAGAAATGGTGGTATGAGAACAGCATATAAACAAGTTGAAAGTTGGGGGAGATTCTAAATGATAATAGTAAGTCAAGATAAAGGAAAAATAATAAATTTTGATAATATGACACGAGTTTATATAACCTTTGATGAAGGTGACGATGATGTTTGTATAAGAACTGAAACAGTAGATAGTTTGTTTGAAGACTTAGGATATTACAAGACAGAAGGAAGGGCAAAAGAAGTATTACAGGAGATAGTAAAGACTTATGTGCTTACTGAACAATATAAGGTAGAAGATGAAAGAACACGAATAAAATTAATGATGGAAGGTATTTTTTTATACGAAATGCCAAAGGAGTGAGAATAGGTAGAATAATGCAAGAACATTGGAGTATTGAACAATATAGAGAATACCAAAAAAAAGGTAATAGAAAAAGTAAATATGGGGCAGTAAAGACTTCCGTAGATGGACAAACATTTGATAGTAAAAAAGAAGCGGACTATTATTGCAATTTGAAGTTAAGGCTGCAAGCGAAAGAAATAAAAGGGTTTTGTTTGCAGCCCGTATTTATATTAGCACCAGGACTGAAATATAAAGCTGATTTTATAATATTTCATAATGATGAAACGGCAGAAATTATTGATACAAAAGGATTTAAAACAAAGGAATATATTGCTAAAAAGAAGGTATTTGAAGATAAATACAACTTAAAAATAAAGGAGGAATAGGATTATGAATCCAGTAAATTTTGAAGATATGAATTGTATATTTAAGGCCGAAGGGTGTGGAGATTTACCAGCATTAAAAACAGATAAACATATAGTTTCGTGTTGGGAAATGACTGAAAAAGAAAAAGAAGAATTTATAAAAACAGGAAAAATATATTTGTCTGTATTGGGAAATATACAGCCACCAGTTGCGTTATATATAGATAGACCATATATAAGACAATAGAAAGGAGAAAAAATGGGAAAACCAGTACAAAGAAAAAGATATAAAATCAAGCAGAATGTTACTTGCGAACAATGTATAAATTGTATGTATATTGAACATGGGGATATGTATTGTGATGAAAAAGAAAATATGCCACTAGTGTATGATGAATTTTGTCCAACTGAAGAATATATGTGGTGTCAGGGAAAAAGATTTATTGAAAGGTAGGAATACTTATGAAAATTTATGATAAAGAAATATATATGAAAACTGAAAAAATAAAAGCAGCTTTAATGGTTATTTTATGTTTTGTTTTTGGGTTTGTTGTTGGGTGTATAGCAATAAACCATGATCTAAAAAATGAAAATACCAAGCTAAAAGATAAAATAGGTGAATTAGACAGAACAATAGATAGGAGACAAGCAATAATAGATGAACAATATGTCGAATTGGACTCATTAAGAGAAACTGTATATATGTATAAATTAAATGGAAGGTAGGTGTTACAAATGATAAAGTATTTAATAATAGGGCTTTTAATAGGCTTTTTTATAGGAGATTTTATAGGTATGGCAATAATGTGTATATTGCAAGTAGCAAAGGATGATGAAGAATGAAACATATAATAAATTTTAGTGGTGGTAAAGATAGTACGGCAATGACATTGAAAATGCTTGAAGATGGTTGGTGGGTTGATGAAATTATTTTTGCAGACACAGGAAAAGATTTTCCACAGATGATTGAACATATAAATAAATTTGATGATTATATACAAAAACATTTCAATAAAAAAATTACTAGAATAAAAGCAGAAAAAAGTTTTGATTATTATATGTTTGAACATGAAAAAACAAAAGGTAAAAACAAAGGTAAAAAAGGATATGGTTGGGCAACAATGCTTTGCAGATGGTGTACAAGTAATTTAAAAACCAAAGTAATAAGTGATTATTTAAAAAAATATAAAGAAGAAGGTTATACAGAATACGTTGGAATTGCTTATGATGAACCAAAAAGAATTAGGGATAAAAGATACCCATTAGTTGAATATGAAATGACAGAAGCGGATTGTTTACAATATTGTTATGAAAAAGGATTCTATTGGGATGGATTATATGAACATTTTGATAGATTAAGTTGTTGGTGTTGCCCTTTAAAGAATCTTAAAGAATTAAAAATTTTATATACATATTATCCTGAATTATGGCAGGAACTAAAAGAAATGGACAAAAAATCATATAACCAATTTAGGGTAGATTATAGTGTTGAACAATTGGAAGAAAAATTTAGAAAGGAGGGATAATATGCCAACAGAAAGTTTAAAACCAGGAAAGATATATATAAAAACAAAAGATAGTGAAAAAATACAAGAACAGATGAATTACGAATGTAAAGAAGAAAATAATGATGATTTTATAGATGCAATGAAATATACAGTAAAAGGAATAACAGAAGGAGAAGTATCTATGACACTAGAAATTCCAAAAGAAAAAGTAAGAAGAATTCTAAAATTATATGGATTAGAAATAATTACTAGAAAGAGATTTAAAAAACTATTAATGGGTTGTGGAATGCAAAGAAATGATGCTGAAATAATTACACAGGCTTTTTGCGAAGAAAAGATAAAATATACACCTTTAGCGGTACAACAAATTATTGAAACAATAAATGAAGAAGCAGAAAAAGAGGAGAACAGGTAATTATGAAATGTCCAGAAAAATATAGAGTTATACAACAAAATATAAGACAACCAATATTAGATGATGACAACATAGTTAGAGGAGAATATCACATATTAATTGAAACACAACAATTTGAAAATTGCTATAAAGAAGAATGTGCAGCATGGGACAAAGAAAAGCAAATGTGCAGGAAAGTAGGTGAATAGAGTGAAGTTATTTTATATATTTTTAGATATAGATGGTGTATTAAACAATATGAATTATTGGAATGAATGTTTTAAAAGACATCATATAAAAGGAATTATGAGTATGCATTGTTTCCCTTTTGATCCAAAATGTTTAAATAATTTGATGAAATTAAACCAGGAATTAAAAAAGCAAAATTATAATGTCAAAATAGTATTAAGTTCGACATGGAGGTTAAACCAAATAGATACTGAAATAGTTAATTCAAGACTTGCAGAATATGGGATGAGAATATTTGCAAAGACAATAAGTTTAAGTAGTGGAAATAGAGGATTAGAAATAAAGAATTTTCTTGATAATGAAAAATATGAAAAAGCAGAAAACTTTTTAATAATAGATGATGAGATAAAAGATATTCAAGAACAGTTTGAAGAAAAATATATTATACATACAGATTTTAATACTGGATTCGATAGTAAAAAGCTACAACAAGCAATTAATAAATTAAAGGAGGTACAAAAGAATGAAATGTACTGATAAAGAATGGCAACATTGCCGAGTAGAAAAAATGGGTTGCCCTGGATGCTATTATGATGAAATAGAAGTTGGAGAATGGATACGAAATAAAGATGGTTATATAGATAAAGTTAAAAAGATTATTAACCCAGATGAATATATGGAAGAAAAATATTATTGTTGTGAAAGTACAATGGCTAGTTCATATAGAAGTCAGATAGAAAAACATTCTAAAGATAAAATAGATTTAGTAAAAAAAGGAGACTATGTAAATGGACATCTTATTGTAAAGATTAGAATAGATCCTTTCAATAACAAAAAACAATTATTTACAGAGCATTGGGATTATAACTGGCAAGGAGATGGGACATTGTTAGTATTATACGATGAAGATATAAAAAATATATTAACTCATGAGCAATACCTAGAAAATTGTTTTGAGGTGATGCAAGAATGAGAAAATTAGGAAGTCAAGAAAATCCATGCAGAAATAACTATGAAATAGATAAAATAATAAGAGGGATGTTTAATTGCAGAATATATACACTAAACACATTTGAAATATCTGACGAAAATTTACAACAAGCAAAGGCTAGAAATATTGTATTTGTAGGACTAGCTGGAGCATATTGGAAAACTCCAGCATTGCCAAAAGCACAAGCAGAAATTATAAATCCGACAAATATTGCAGAAATAAAAGTTGATAAAGATACAAAGATACCAATAGATTTAGATGAAATTAAAAAACAAATAGTAAAGCAATTTAATGTAGCAGCGGGTGTATTTGAATGTGAAATATCTGCAATAACAAGACAATTTGAAATGACACAAGAGCAATACAAGAATAAATACTTAGGAAGGTGGTAAGGATGAAAGAATTTTGCAAAAAATTATGTTATCTAATAATTGTATTTTTTATAGGAAATATTTTAATAGACATATTTAATAATAATACTGCTACTAAAATGATTTATTATATAATAGGATATTGTGCTTGTATAATTTATAATTTTGAAATGATTTTTAAAGGAGAAAAATAATGGATTGTATTGAAAAATGTGATAATTGTAAAAGAGCTAGAACACTACAAAATGAAACTCTAGTATGTGATGTAGGAAACAAGAATAAAGTTTTATACGATGGACATCAATATACAAGTGAATATTACTGGTGTGATGGAAAATATCAGCAGCAAATAGGAAAAGAAGGACGACATTTACTAGATGATCTAAAAAGTGGAAAAATATTTGAGAATAGTAAAGAATTTGAAAAATTTAAAAAAAGTTATGAAAAATTAGAGAAAAAGATAGGAAAGGGGGAATATTAAATTGCTAGAAAAATCTATAAAAAATCTTATGGAAATAGTTAGTTTATCTGAAGATGAAATAAAGAAAAATGATAGAAATGTAAGTGCAATATTAGATTTAGAGGATTTGAAATCATTAAAAGAATTATTAGATTATTTTAAAGAAAATAAATTAGATTTAACAACTGTTTATTTAAAAGGTGTATATGACGGAAAAGAACAGGCAACAGCTGATTTAACTATAGCAAAAGAAAAACTTGCAGAAGATACATTTAAAGAAAACATTAAACTAAAAAAAGAATTAGAAAAATTGAAAAAAATGAAAGCACAAAAACTTAATTATATGCAAATAAAATTAAATGGAAAAATTGAAGATATAAGTGCGATGATAGTAGGCGCAGAAAGATATGCATTAGGTAGAAGAACATACATAGTTCAATGGACCTGTGAATTTATAAAAAATAACTTACATCTATTAACAGAAAAAGATAAACGAGTGATGATTAGAGATATAGAAAATCCAATAAGTTATGGTGATGAATGTGACAAAGCAGAATGGTTAAATTTATTGAAAATTTTAAAAAATGCAATAGTTTATCATGATTTTGAGAACTTATCTCAAAATTAGGTGGAAATTTATCAAAAATGATACAAAATGTATTAAAAGATTTTTAAGGAGGAAAGAATATGATAGAAAAAGTAAATCCAGAACATCCAGATAAAATAGCAGATAGAATAGCAGGTGCAATAGTAGATTTAGGATATAAACTACAAGAAAATCCTAAAATAGCAGTTGAAGTACTAATAGGACATGGACATTGCAAAATAATAATAGAAAGTTCTGTTAAGTATAATGAAACAGATATATTTGATATTGTATATAGAATTACTAGAACAAATAATATTGCAATAGAAATAATATTGGCAAAACAAGATGAGTATTTAGCAAATAACCAAAAAGGAAAAGTAAGATGTGGTGATAATGGAATATTTAAAGGTGTTCCACTTACTGAAGAAGAAACACAAGTAAGTTATTTAGCACATCAAATTTATAATAAGTATAATAGTGATGGTAAATACATAATAGATATGCCAAGCAATAAGACAATTATATGTCAAAGTAATGCCAAGACAGAAGAATTAAAAAGTATCTATCCAACTGCAATAATAAATCCATTAGGAGATTGGACAGGTGGAACAAATGTTGATACTGGAGCTACAAATAGAAAATTAGGAAGTGATATGGGAGACAGCATTACAGGAGGACGGACTACACGGAAAAGATTTATCAAAAGCAGATGTAAGCATAAATATATATGTGTTTATGAAAGCACAAGAAACAGGAAAATCAGTAGAATTAAGTTGTGCAATTGGAGATGAATTTGTAGATGGAAAACCATATGAAGAAATAGTTGAACAAGCAAGAAAATACATTCAAGCAAAAGGAGGATTTGAAAAATTTGCAGAATGGGGCTTATTTTAAAAATAAATTAAATGGAGGTAAGTAAAATGCCAAAGAAAAAAGATAATGTGACAGAATCAAGTAAAATTCCTAAAAAAATTGACAATGAAGAAAATCAAACAGTAACTAATCAAAAATTAGGATGGGTCCAAATATTATTATTAATAGGTAAACCTTTATGGGATGCACAAAAGAAAAAATGGAGAGTATTAAATGGTTATCAATCTATATTAGGAAATCAAAATAATCAAATGTTCTTCGAAGTTACATTTACAGATACTCCATACTGGGAGAATTTTGTTGAAAAACAACTATATCTTGATATTCCAAAAGAACAGGAGGATAAGACTGAAAATGGAGATAAAGGAAGCGATAAAAAAAAGCAAACGAGCTAAAGCAAAAGATGAAAAATAAACAATATATTCAAGTAAGAAAAGATAATACAGATAGTTACGGATATATTGCTGCAATAAATACATTAGTAAAAGAATTGAAAATGTATCAAAGATAAAATAGGAAATATTGTAATACATATTAAAAATCATAGAATTATAACTTATCAAAATAAATAGCATACAATTTGCCTAAGAAGAGAGAGGGTTTTGTATGAGTAAAATAGAAATTTCTGAAAAAGATAGTGAATTATTAGGATTAATAGAACAACTCGTTACTGAAGGAGTTGCAAATGGAATAAAAAAGGGGATTGAACAAGCAAGAAATGAAGAACGACTAAAAGAAAAAATAACATATGATACTAGAATAAAAAACACAAGATTATTATTGAAAAATTATAGAAGTTTCGTAAAGGCTTGTGAACAAGCAACATTTACTGAAAAAGAATTAGAGACAGCAACAGTTGAAGAAGTTTTAGATAAATTATTCTGTCAATCATATGATGAAGTGACCGTAGTTCAATCTATATTAGCATCAAAAAAGAGAACAGAAATTATATTGACACACATAAAAAGAATTATAAATTTTTATTTGTTTGAAGCAGATCAAAGTAAAAACGATGAAAAGTGGCGAAAAGCTCATATTTTAAATGATTTATATGTAGTAGGAAAATATAAACCAAAAATAAATGTTATGTCCGAAAAATATCATATAAGTGATAGGCAAATTAGAAGAGATGCAAATTCTGCTATTGAAGAAATAGCAGTGCTTATGTTTGGAATTGATGGCATAAGAAAAATGTGATTTTTAGAGTATTAGTTTTGTCCAAAACTTGTCCTTGACATGTCAATGTCAATAATTTATAATAATAATATCAAAAAATATGTTAAAAAAATAAATCCCCTTTTATTTTTTGAAATAATATAGAAAAAATGAACTTGTAAAATCGGTTTTACAGGTTCTTTTTTGTACTAAAGAAGAAGGTATGCATATGAAATATGATATATGTATGAGAAAAGAATGTAAAAATTGCTATAAGCAATTAGAATGTTTTAAGAAAGAAGGAAAGAATTATGAACTTGACAAAACTCAAAATAGGGGATTTAAAAATAGCAACATACAATCCCAGAAAAGAACTAAACGAAAAGGACAAAGAATATCAAAAGATAAAAAATAGTATTCTAGAGTTTGGATATGTTGCTCCAATCATTGTTAATAAAGATATGACAGTAATAAGTGGACATCAAAGAATTAAGGTGCTAAAGGATTTAAGCTATGAAGAAATAGAATGTATAGTAGTTGATTTTGATAAAAATAAAGAAAAATTACTTAATATAGCACTTAACAAGATATCTGGAGAATGGGATTATCAGAAATTAGAAAACATATTTAATGAATTAGAAAATAGCAATATTGATTTATCAATTACAGGCTTCGATGAAAAAGAAATAAATAAACTTATAAAAGAAACTGAAGAAACAATAAATGATAATGTAGAAGTAGATTTAAATGAATTCAATGACGATAAATTTCAATGCAAATGTCCAAAATGTGGTTTTGTATTTGATGTAGACGGAAGACAGGAAGTGTAATACTATGAAAGAATATAATTGGCATTTAGAAGATATAGAAAATGTACAAAAGAACAATTATAAAGTATTTTCATGTTTTTCGTGTGGTGGTGGATCTACAATGGGATATAAACTAGCAGGATACGATGTCATTGGAAACTGTGAAATTGATAAAAAAATAAATGATATTTATGTAAAAAATCATCATCCAAAATATAATTATTGTATGGGAATTCAAGAAATGAATAAATTAAAAGAATTACCTAAAGAATTATATAATTTAGATATATTAGATGGCAGCCCTCCATGTAGTACATTTTCATTATGTGGAGAAAGAGAAAAAAATTGGGGAAAAAATAAAAAATTTAGAGAAGGTCAAACAAGTCAAATATTAGATGACTTGTTTTTTGAATTTATAGACTTGGCAAACATACTGAAACCAAAAATAATTGTTGCTGAAAATGTTAAAGGACTGATGCAGGGGAATGCAAGAGGCTATGTAAATCTAATAATAAAAAAATTAAATGAAATTGGATATAATACACAATTATTTTTATTAAATGCTGCAAGAATGGGAGTACCTCAAAGAAGGGAAAGATTATTTTTTATAGCAATTAATAAAAGTATAAATGTTTCAAAAATAAAATTGGAATTCAATGAAAGTCCCATAAAATATGGAGAAATAAAGGACAGTAATTATAAACTATTAAACCAGGATACATTAACATATGAAAGATGGAAAAAGCGAATAGCAAGAGATGTAAAACTTAGCGATACAATAAAAAGAACAGAAAAAGGAAAAATAAGTTGCTTTAATACTCAATATTTAAAAGATGATAGAACACCAGCAACAATAGCAGCAGGAGGAAGTCCACCATTAAGATATGATGTACCAGGATATGCGAGTGATAAAGATATAATAACAATACAAACATTTCCTCAAGACTATGATTTTATGGGAATGAATGTGCAATATGTGTGTGGAATGAGTGTACCACCAATTATGATGAAAAAAATTGCAGAACAAATAAAAGTACAATTATTAGATAAAATGCAAAGAGGTGATGAAGATGAATATACAAAAAATAAAAATTGATAAATTAATACCAGCTACTTACAATCCAAGAAAAAATTTAAAACCAAGTGATGCTGAATATGTAAAAATAAAGAATAGTATAGAAAAATTTGGATTTGTAAGTCCTCTAGTAATAAACAAAGATATGACTGTTATTGGAGGGCATCAAAGATTAAAAGTTTTAAAAGAAATGGGAATTGTAGAAGTAGAATGTATTATTGTAGATTTAGACAAAACAAATGAAAAAGCATTGAATATTGCATTAAATAAAATACAAGGTGACTGGGATGAAGAAAAATTAGAAGCATTATTACAAGAATTAAAATTAGAGGACTTTGATACGAACTTAACTGGATTTGATTTTGATGAAGTTGATGAAATACTAAAAGATGTTAATGGAAGTAAAGAGGATGACTTTGATGTTGATTCTGCATATGAAGAAATAGAAGAACCAATTACTAAACCAGGAGATGTTTGGATATTAGGAAAACATAGGTTAATGTGTGGAGATAGTGCACAAAAGGAAGATGTTATGCGTCTTATGAATAATCAAGATGCAGATATGCTTCTTACAGATCCACCATATAATGTTGACTATGTTGGAAAAACATCTGAAGCATTAAAAATAAAAAATGACAATATGAGTGATAATCAGTTTTACGAATTTTTGAAAAAAGTATTTGAAAATATGTATAGTGTTACAAAAGAAGGAGCATCTATATATGTTTTTCATGCAGATACTGAAGGACTTAACTTTAGAAAAGCATTTAAAGATGCTGGATACAAATTAGCAGAATGCTTAATTTGGAAAAAAGATTGCTTTGTAATGGGAAGACAAGACTATCAATGGCAACATGAACCAATATTGTATGGATGGAAAGAAGGTGCAGCACATCATTTTATTAATGATAGGACACAAAGTACAATATTAGAATTTGATAGACCAAGACAAAGCTCATTGCATCCTACAATGAAACCAATAGATTTAGTGGCTAGATTGTTAAAAAATTCGAGTAAAGAAAATGACAAAATATTGGATTTATTTGGGGGTAGTGGTAGTACTATTATTGCTGCAGAACAATTAAATAGAAATTGCTATACTATGGAATTAGATCCAAAATATTGTGACGTTATTGTAAAACGATGGGAGAGTTTAACAAATAAAGAGGCTATCCTAGAAAGAAGGTAGGTGGGTGATATGATGTGATTGAAGATAGTAACAAAATTTCGAGAATTAAGAAAGACTATATGGCAGGTAAGACATATAAACAAATTGCTGAAAAACATGGTGTCACTTATAATGAAGTTCTTTATTTGGTAAAAAAGAAACAATGGAAAAGGGAAAGTAATTTAAGTAAAGTAAAAAAAGGAAATCAAAATGCAAAAGGAAATAAAGGTGGTCCAGGAGCAGAAAAAAGAAATACAAGAGCATTAAAGACAGGAGAATATGAAACAATATATGACGATCTACTTACCGATGAAGAAAAAGCACTTTTGAAACAAATAGAACTGGACGATAAAAAATATCAAATAATATCAGAAATAAAAATATTATCAATTAGAGAAAGACGAATACTAAAGAAAATACAAGACTTACAAAATGGTAAAGAAATGAGTATTGTAAGAATGTCAAAAAGTTCATCAAATAATGTCTCATATAGAGATAATGGAACATTAACGACAACTGAAGCAGAAAGTACCCTAAATATCGTACAAAGATTAGAGGAGGCTCTGACCAGAGTACAAGAAGCAAAAAGAAGATATATAGACAGTTATCATAAGATAGAAACTGATGATAGAAAACTTGAATTAGATTTAATTAGATTAGAAATGGAAGCAGCACGAGATGACAGTTCGAATACAGAAGATATGAAAGATGATAGTTTCATAAAAGCTCTAAACGATTCTACAGAAGGTGCATGGAATGATTACACTGAAGAAGAATAGTAAAGATTTTGATGAAAGAATTTCTAATCTAAGAAAGAAAGTAATGCAAAATGCTATTACTTTAAGAAAAAAGTTAAAAAATGGTACATTATTCAAGTTTAAACCATTCAGTTTAAAACAAAAGAAAATATTAACTTGGTGGACAGATAATAGTCCAGTAAAAGATAAAAATGGAATTATAGCAGATGGAAGTATAAGAGCTGGAAAAACATTATGTATGTCATTATCATTTGTTTTATGGGCAATGACAAAATTTAACGGACAGAATTTTATATTAGCGGGAAAAACAGTAGGAGCATTTCGTAGAAATGTTCTTTTTTGGCTGAAATTAATGTTAAGAGCACAAGGCTATAAAATTAAAGATAGACGTGCTGATAACATGTGTGAAATATCAAAAGGAGAAATAATAAACTATTTCTATATCTTTGGTGGTAAAGATGAAAGATCACAAGATTTAGTTCAACGGAATTACTGCTGCAGGTGTGTTTTTAGATGAAGTTGCATTGATGCCACAATCATTTGTAAACCAAGCACTTGCTAGATGTTCTGTAAAAGGTTCTAAATACTGGTTTAACTGCAACCCAGAAGGACCAAATCACTGGTTCAAAGTAGAGTGGATTGATAAGAAGAAAGAAAAGAATATATTACATTTACATTTTACAATGGATGACAACCCAAGTCTTGATGAAGAAACCAAAGATAGATATAAAAGAATGTTTGTTGGTGTATTTTATCAAAGGTTTATATTAGGGTTATGGGTACTTGCTGAAGGTATTATATATCCTAATTTCGATAAAATAAAACATTGCATAAAGAAAGATGATATTCCTAAAAAATTTGATTATTTCTATGTAACATCTGATTATGGAATTACAAATCCACAGGTGTTTTTATTATGTGGAATAAAATATATAAATGAAAAACCTCATGTATGGATATTAGATGAATATTACAATAAAGGAACTAAAAAGAACAAAAGTGGCCAAGAAGAAAAAATTACAAAAACGGATGATATGTTTTTAAAAGACTATAAGAAATTAATTAAAGATATTGATGTTAGGAAAGTAATTATAGATCCTAGTGCAACATCATTAATTAATTTATTCAAACAAAACAAAATAGCAGTAAAAGAAGCTGATAATAGTGTTATAGACGGAATAAATCTTGTTTTAAATTGGCTAGATGAAGAAAGAATACATATTGTTGAAGAAAAATGTCCAAATATTATTAGAGAATTTAATTCATATATTTGGGATGAAAAAGCACAAGAAAAAGGCGAAGATAAACCGATAAAACAAAACGACCATGCACTAGATGCTTTAAGATACTTATTGCAAACACTATTCCCTAACAAGAAGAGGGGAGCATATTTTGTATGATAAGGAGAGAAGAAAGATGATAACAGAAATGGATAAAATAAAGATGATAATTACTGAAGGTGCAAAAAAAGGAATGGCATTATCAAAATTCATTGATTTACAAATAAATGATTTTAAGCAATCAGATACATATAATGAAATGATAGAAGGAAGTAAATACTTTAAAAATGAAGGAGATATAGAAAATAAAAAAAGAACATATATAAATCCAGATGGAGTAGAAGAAGTTGCACCTCATGCTAAAAATTATATTTTAAAACATCCTATACTATATAAGATGATTAATCAAAAAGCTGGATATTTATTAAGAAAAAAACCAACTATAAAACAAGTAATAGGAAAAAATGAAAAAGAAGATGAAGATTATAAAGAAATTCTAAAAGACCTATTTAATAATAAAATGCATAAAAGACTTAAATATACACTAATAGAAGCAGTAAAAAGAGGAATTAGTTGGTGGCAAATATATATTGATAATGATGGAGATTTAAAAGCTAGATTAAGATATGCAACTAGAATAATTCCATTATGGCAAGATGAAGAACATGAAATATTAGATGCAATAATAATGACATACGAAGTAGAAGTTTATACAAGTGAAACAGATAGACAAAAGAAAACAAAAGTTGAATATTGGGATTTAGATGGAGTTAGATATTATATTTATGATGGTTCTTCATTAATAGAAGATGTTGAAGAAGTAGAAAAAAGAAGTGACTTGGTAATCGGAAAAGATACAGAAGGAGTTAGTATTTTAGCTCATTTTAAAATTGGAGAAACATTACATAAATGGAAAAAGATACCTTTTGTGTACTTTAAATATAATGGTGATGAAATGCCATTAATTCATTTATTAAAAACGTTAATTGATTGTTATGATGAATTATGTTCTAGAACTGGAGATTCGATTTATGAAGCACCAGATGGAGTAAATGTTGTAAAAAATTATCAAGCAGAAGCTGGTACATTTCAAAAAAATCTTGCTACATATAATACTGTATTTTTAGATGAAGATGGAGATTATGATAGAAAAGATATAAATTTAAATATTGAAGCATTTAAAAGTTTTATAGAGCAATTAAGAAAAGACATCTATGAGGGTGGTTCTGGAGTTGATACACAAAGTGAAAAATTTGGAACACAAGAGTCTGGTGTAGCCTTAAAACAACTATATGCAGATTTGGATTTAGACTGCAGTAATATAGAAACAGAATTTAAAAGTAGTTTAGAATATTTTATGTTTTTCTATGATAACTGGGTTGAAATGTCAACTGGTAAAGATTATACAGACAAAGAAATAGAATTTGTATTTAATAAAACAATGACAGTAAATGAAAAAGAATTAATAGAAAATTGTGTAAATAGTATGGAAATACTAAGTAGAGATACAATATTATCAAGACATCCATATGTTAATGATGTAGAAGATGAAAAAGAAAAACTAGAAACAGAACAGGAAGAAGAAACAAAAAAACAAGAATCTGAATATGATAAGATGATAAAAGAACTCAATAATAAAAATGATGGTGCAAAAGTTGGTGGTAAATAATGAGTAGCAATGCAGAATATTGGATAAAACGATTTGAAGAACTTGAAAAAGCACAATTATTAAATGATGCCAAATATGTTACTGAATTACAAGAAGCATACGAACGAACATTAAGTTCGGTAAAAAAAGAAATAAATAACTGGTTAGTAAGATTTGCAGTAAATAATCAGATTACTATGAAAGAAGCTAAAAAATGGTTAAATACTCAAGAATTAAAGGAATTAAAATGGGATATAGATGAATATATAAAATATGGAAAAGAAAATGGTATAGAATTAATTTGGAAAAAAGAATTAGAAAATGCAAGTGCAAAAGTCCATATCTCAAGATTAGAGGCTTTAGAAATACAAATCCAACAACAAATCGAAAAGTTATATTATAATGAACAACAAAATACAAATGAATTTATTATTGAATCATACAAAGATAACTATTATAAAACAGCATATGAATTACAGAAAGGTTCAAATGTAGCATTTAAATTTGCAGCATTAAATGTTGATGTTATTCAAAAGATTATATCTAGACCATGGACAAGCGATGAGCAAACATTCTCAGACAGAATATGGAAGAATAAAAAGGCTTTATTAGATACTTTACAAAAAGATTTAGAAAAATCATTAAGAGGTAATGCAGAAGAAGTAATAGAAAAAATCTCAAAAGATTTTAATGTATCAAAAGGCAAAGCTGGTAGGCTTGTAATGACTGAATCTGCATTTTTTGCAAGTGACTCTAGAAAAAAGTGTTTTGAAGAATTATGGGTACAAAGATATATTAATATAGCAACATTAGATTCAAAAACATCTGAAGAATGTAGAGAAATAGATGGTACTATATTTGATATGAAGGACTATAAAATAGGTGTTACTGCGCCACCTTATCATATTAGATGTAGAACTACAACTGCTCCATATTTTGAAGATGAATTTGAATTTGGAGAAAGAGCAGCAAGAAATACAAATGGAAAAACATATTATATACCAAGTAATATTACATATAATGAGTGGCTAGAAAAATATGTTTACTCTGACCCCGCGACTAAAAAAGCATTTGAAACAGATATAAAAATGAATAAAAATAAATCTTCTGATTATGCACAGTACAATAGATATAAAGAAACATTAGGAGATGAAGTTCCTAAAACATTTGATAAATTCCAAGAAATGAAGTATAATAATATTGATGAATGGAAAAATTTAAAAGCACAATATTCTGATGCATTAGGAATAACAACAGAAGAAAGAGCAAAAACATATATTAGCAACGTAAATAAAACTATAAATCAAGGAAAGCAAGATAAACATATAATAGGTAGTAACAATTATACAGAAGGAAAAAGTTATTTAACTATATCTAAAGAAAAAGCTCAAGAACTAATTAATCAATATGCTGGAAAAGGTACATTAGAATTTAGTGATAGTGGCAAATGGAATAAAAAAGAAATAATAACAGTAAAAGAACAAATAGGAGTTGTAAAAAATAAAAACGAAGAAATAAAGACTAATAGTTTTAAAATACATTATAGCAAAACTGGAACACACATTGTTCCATATAGGAAAGGTGGCAATTGAAATGAAAGGTAAAAATTTAGAAGAATTATTAGATAAAAAAATTAAGTTAGAAACATTTAGTTGCAATGAATATGAAGGAATAGTTATAGGATATGTACCAGCACAGGATAATGAACCAGAAGTTGAAGAAATAAGTATTAGAAATGAAAAAGATAATAAAACTTATTCAATATTTGAAAATGAAGTAAAAAATATAAAAATACTTGAAAATATTGAAAAATAAGGAAAAAACCAACCAACGAGGATTGGATATAAGGCAATTTTATTTTAAAGGCATATAGTTTTATATGTCTTTTTTTGGTGTCTGTAATTATAGTGGCAGATTAAATGGATTCTTAAACAACCATAACAAAGTTATAAAAGTAGGTATGTATGTTTACATACTTATTTTTTATATATTACGATTTTGTAAGTTGTTCGATAACAACACCAGGTCGGAGGCGTTGCTCCGTATAAAAACACGAATGCCTGAATTGAAAGGAGAACTCATGAAAAGAGAAGAACTAAAAGCTATGGGCCTAACAGATGAACAAATAGAATCTGTTATGGCTAAAAATGGTGCAGAGGTTGCTGCACTAAATACTCAGATTACAACCTTACAATCTGAAAAATCACAATTAGAGAATGACAAGAAAGTTATTACAAAAGAAAAAGAAGATAAGGAAAAAGCAATTGCAGATTTACAAAAGAATAGTATTTCAAAAGATGAATACGACAAAAAGATTAAAGAAATAGAGGATAATGCCAAAAAAGAAAATGAAGAATATATTTATAATGATTTATTAAACAAAGGTCTAGATGATGCCAAAGTGCTAAAAGACAATCTTACAAGAGAAGCGTTTATTGCATTAATAAATAAAGATAAAGATAAAATCAAATTATCTGATGATAAGAAATCCTTAATTGGGTTAAAAGAATTAACAGATAATTATAAAAAGCAAGCACCTCATTTCTTTGAAAAGAAAAAAGCAAGTGGTTATGAACCAATTGATCCCGATGGAAATAAGGGAGATGATGATGGTGATATTAGTATGGCTGCTAATTTCGCTAAAGAGGCTAATAAGAGTGAAAGCCAAGAAATAAAAAGCCAATTTTTTAATTAATTTTAGGAGGTAAAAATTATGTATGTAGAAAAAGAAAGTGTAAAAGAAAAAAATTTCTTAGCTTCAGCTAAGTTTCAAAATTTTACTTACCAAGTAGATGATACAGGAATAAAAGCAGATGAGAAAGGTAAAAAAATAGTTCAAGCAGGAACTGTGTATAAAAAAGGTGGAAAGGCAATCGGATTAATATTTGCCGATGTTGATGTAACACATGGACCTCAACCAGCAGCAGTTATGGTAGAAGGTTATGTTATAGAAGCAAGACTTCCTGCAGAAGTTAGTTTAGAAGATAAAGCTACAATGACAGGAATTAAATTTAGATAATCAAACGTAAGGATAGCAAAATGGCTATCTTTTTAAATTTAAAAAATGAATAAGGAGAGTGTATTAATTATGCCAAAAAGTGTATTAGAATTATTTAATCAAAAAGAAGTATTAAATTATTTAAAAGAAAGAAAATTCCCAGCAATGATGGGTGAGGAGTTATTCCCAGAAGTAAAAAAACAAAGTCTTGAATTTGAAGTATTAACAAATGCTAGCAAGACACCAGTAATTGCTTCTGTTCATGGATTCGATACAGAGTCAGAAATTGGACAAAGAGAAGCAGAGAAAAAAGCAATTGAATTAGCTTTAATTAAAAGAAAAATGCAATTAAAAGAAAAAGAAATAATTGCATTAGAAAGTCCAAGAAACGATGCTGAAAGACAAGCATTAATGAAAGATGTTTATAATGATTTCGATAATTTAATTGAATCAGTAAGAGCTAGAGTAGAAAAAATGAGAATGGATGTTATTGCAAATGGTGTTATAACATTAGATGAAAATGAATTAAATGCAACTATTGATTATGGTGTACCAACTGAAAATAAAGTTACAAATGTTGATTGGTCATCTGATACAGCTAATCCAATCAATGATATGATTGCATGGGCCAACAAATTAGATCAAATGCCAGGAAGAGTAATAACTTCAAATACAATTCTTGCTAAAATTTTATCAAATAAAAATGTTGTAAATGCTTTATTTGGAAAAGATAGTACAAGAATAGCAAGTATTGGAGAATTAAACACATATTTAAATTCTTTAGGATTACCAAGCATTTATACATATGATAGAAAATATAGAAAATTAAATGCAAATGGAACATATACAAAACATAGATATTTCCCAGAAAATAAATTTGTTATGATTCCAAATGAAACATTAGGACAAACAGTTTATGGCCCAACAGCAGAAGAAATAAGATTACAAAGAGATCCTTCAATTGATGTAAGAACAGTTGGAAAAATCTTCGCTTGTATGTATGAAGAAGGAAAAGACCCAGTAAGCACATGGGAAAAAGCTGTTGCTACAGCATTACCAGCATTAAGTTGTGCTGAAGATATATTCCAAGCAGAAATAAATATTGGGTAAGGGAAGTTCCCTTACCTAAATTAAATTTTAGGAGGTAAATTATAATGATTAGAAGAGTAAGAGTAAAAGGACCAGGAGTTAAGTTAGCAAATAAATGGTGTTATATTGGCGATGAAGCTACTGTTGATGAGCAAGAATTTGAAAAGAACAAAGAATATGTTGATGTTATTGAAGAAATTGAAGAACCAAAAACAGAGCCAGAAAATCCAATAAATCCAGAAGGAGAGCAAAATGATGGTACCGACATAAATGACGGTACCAATGATGAAGGAGAAAATTCTGGAGAAAACAAAAATGAAACTAGCGAAGATGAAGAGTTAGACGCATTAAAAGCTAGAGCAAAAGAATTAAATATAAAAGTAACTGCTAACATGAAAAAAGAAACAATAATAAATAAAATAGAAGAAGCTGAAAAAGAAGCAGGAGAGGGCCAAAATCCAGAAGGAGAGTAGGTGAAAATATGGTTGATAAAATAAAAAATAAAACTAATATAGATGTAGATAAATTTATAGAAAGACTAAAAAAAGAATTATCTATAAATACTATTTCAAATGATGAAAAGAAAAAAGAAGCAAATGAACAATTAGTTTATTGTATATATGATGTTTTAGTTATTATATTAGATGTAACACACCAAAATATAATTTCAGAGGGATTATATACAACATGGCTAAATATGGTAAAAGATTATTGGTACTTAAATAAGTATGATGATCAATTTGTAAAAAGTATAGATGCTGAAGAAAATGAGGACAAAAATGTCAAAGTTAAAAGTATTCAAGTAGGAGATACAACAACTACATTTGCTGATACAACCTCACAAATTGAAATAAATGGGACAACATACAATACCGGAACAATAGATTTTGATAATGATATTCTAATAGAAAAGTATAAAAAGGCTTTATATAGGCATCGAAAGATGAGGTGGTAATATGAACCAATATACATTGATTGCAAGAAAAAATATTGAAAAACAATATGACTCGGAATGTACGATTTATGAATTAAAACCTAAAGTAATTAACAATATAACAAAAGATGTTGAAACAGAAGTCTTTAAAAATGAAAAATGTAGGATTTCATTCGAAGACATTTATGTGAATACACAAACAGATACGGAAGCAAAAAAAGTACAGAAAATAAAGTTATTTATTGCACCAGAACTAGAAATTAAACCAGGAAGTCTAATAATTGTAACTGGCAGAGGAAGAACTACGAAGTATAAAAATAGTGGTGAGCCAGCAGTTTATGATACACATCAAGAAATAATTATAGAATTATGGAAAGGATGGGCATAATGGCTAAATGGGGAAAATGTGATTTTAGTGAATTTGAAAAATTAGAAAAAGAATTTGAAAAACTAGCGAAAACAGATGTAGAAAAATTCTGTAAAGATGTAGCCAAAGAACTTGCAGCAAGGTTGCTATCAAAAGTTATTCCTAGAACACCTGTTGGGGAAGGAACCTTTGAAGTAATAAATGAAAAAAAATATACAATAAAAAGTGGTGGGACTTTAAGAAGAGGATGGACGGCGAATACAGAAGCAGAAGCGGAAAGTGGAAGTGTACCGGATCCAACTACATATGCAGATTCTTTAAAAATTTTTAAATTTGGTAACAACTATATTGTCATTGTTGAAAATCCAGTTAAATATGCATCTTATGTTGAATATGGACATAGACAAGAACCTGGCAGATATGTTCCTGCGTTGGGCAAACGACTAAAACAAAGTTGGGTTGAAGGAAAATATATGTTGACTATATCTGAAAAGGAACTTGAATCACAGTTGCCAGCAATATTAGAACAAAAAATGAAAAAATATATAGAGGAGTGTTTAAATAATGGTTAAAAGTGTAGTAAATGAGATTATAAAGGGAATAGCAAATAAAATCGCACTACTATATAAAGATAAAGGCCAATATCCAATATATACTGATAGAAAGTTACAAAATCTTGAAAAACCTTGTTTTTTTATAAAAGTTCTTAATGGAGAAGAAAAAAAAGAAATAGGATTGAAAGATAGATTTTATAGAGATTTATTAAGTATAGTAATTATTGGGTATGCAATGGATGAAGATACTGAAGTATTAAATGATATGAGTGATACATTATATGAATTAGAATATATAGAATTATCAGATAAATCAAAAATAAGAGCAGATAAATTGAACCATAAAATAGAAGATGGAATTTTACATTTCTTTATAGATTATAAATTATTTATAAAGAAAGATATTAACGAAACAACTAAAATGAATGATTATAATTTGAGTGGGGAGGTAAAAGAAAATGAAGAAAACTAAAAAGGAAACGATAAGTGAAGAAAAATATACAAAAAGTCAAATAGTTAATTCAAAAATCTATATTAGTAATAGAGATTTATTAAATGCAGTTTTAAGAGAAAATAAAAAATATACTAAAATAGAAATTGATGAAATAATAAAAAATTATATGAAAGGAAAGGTGAACTAGTTATGCTAGGAGGAGGAAATTTTATAAGTCAAAATAAAAAGTTACCAGGTACTTATATTAACTTTGCATCAGCACAAGCCACATCTTCTAAAATAGGAGAAAGAGGAATTGCTGCAATGGCAATAGAAATGGACTGGGGACAAGATGAAAGCATTATTGAAGTTACATCAGAGAATTTTACAAAAAATTCATTAAAAATATTTGGTTATGATTATTCAAATGAAAAATTAAAAGGAATAAGAGATTTATTTAAAAATATCAAAAAAGCATATTTTTATAGATTAAATTCTGGAAATAAGGCTACAAATGACCTTGCAACAGCAAAATGTAGTGGGGTTAGGGGTAATGACATAAAAATAGTTATAGCAAAAAATATTGATGAAGATAGTAAATATGATGTAAGTACATATTTAGGAACAAAAGAAGTAGATGTTCAAACAGTTAAAACAGTAAATGAACTAGTAGATAATGACTATGTTACATTTAAAATGCAAACTCTTGCTGTAACAGCAGGAAAAGCTCTAGCTGGAGGAACAAATGGTGATGTAAGTGGAGAAGCACATCAAAAATTTTTAGATAAGTTAGAATCATATGAAATAAATGCCGTTGGATGTACTGCTAAAGATGAATCAACTTCTAATTTATATGTTCAATATGCTAAAAGAATGAGAGATGAACAAGGAATTAAATTTCAAGCAGTTGTATATAACAATTCAGCAAATTATGAGGGTGTTGTAAATGTTAAGAATACAACTGTTGAAGATGATTCAGCACTTGTTTATTGGGTTACAGGAGTAATTGCTGGTTGTGAAATAAATAGATCAAATACAAATAAAACATATGATGGAGAATATACAGTAAATGCTGATTATACACAAGCACAATTAGAAAATTCAATAGATAATGGAGAATTTATACTTCATAAAGTTGGAGATGAAGTTAGAGTGTTGGTAGATATAAATAGTTTAGTAGATATTACAAGTGAAAAAGGCGAAGAATTTAAATCTAATCAAACAATAAGAGTTCTAGATCAAATTGCTTCTGATGTAGCAAGTGTATTTAATTCTAAATATCTTGGAAAAATAGCGAACAATGAAGCCGGAAGAACATCACTTTGGGCTGATATAGTTGCTTTATTCAAAGATTATCAAACTTTACAAGCAATTGAAAATTTTGAAGATGAAGATATTAAAGTTGCAATTGGAAATGATAAAAAATCAGTAACAATTGAAACAAGTGTACAAGTAATAAATGCAATGGAAAAATTATATATGACCGTTGTTGTAGAATAAAAGAGAGCTTTTTAAGTTCTCTAATTTTTTTTATAAGGAGGAATTTTAAATGGCAAATATTACAATGAATGCAAAAGATGCCGTTAGTGCAAAATTAGCAGAATGCTATGTTACTATTGAAGGCAGAAGATATTTACTAATGCAAGGTAAGGACTTTGAAGCAAAATTTGAAAAAACAAAGAAAGAAATAAATGTGTTAGGAAAGACTGGTTCTGGTAATAAATCAACAGGTTGGAAAGGAACTGGAAAAATAACAATATATAAAAATACATCAATATTTGATGAACTAATGGAAAGATACAAAAATACAGGAGAAGATATATACTTTGATATACAAGTATCAAATAGTGATCCTACATCAGCAGCAGGAGTTTGCACAATGGTATTTTCAGGATGTAATGTAGATGGTGGAGTGTTAGCTTCATTTGATGTAGATGGTGATTTCCTAGAACAAGAAATTGACTTTACATTTGAAGATTTTTCAAATCCAACAAAATTTACACAATTAGCAGGTATGCAATAAAAATAAAATAAAAAAATAGTTAATGAAAGGAAAGATAAGATATGAGTTTAGAAAGTTTTATGTTGAAAGATGAAGTAAAAGAAGTAGAATATGTTGCTTCTACTAGAATTAAAGATAAAGATGGAAATCCAGAAAAATGGAAATTAAGAACTATAACAGCAGATGAAAATGATGCAATAAGAAAACAATGTTATAAACAAGTTCAAGTTGGAAAAAGAATGAAACAAGAATTTGATACTGTAAAATATCTAGAATTATTAGCAGATAAATGTATAGTTTATCCAGATTTACATGATGTCAAATTACAAGATTTCTATAAAGAAATGGATTCAATAAAAGTTTTGAAAAAGCATTTACTAAATCCAGGAGAATATGATGATTTAATGCAAGAAATACAAGAAATAAATGGATATAGTTTAGATGATGCGGTTGAAGAAGCAAAAAACTAATTAAGGAAGGCGAGAGTGATGCTGTATATGCACATTTTTGCCTTCAAAAACTTCATAAATTTCCGCATGAATTTCTAAATCTTCCGTTTAAAGAAAAGGCTTTTGTTATTGCATCTGTTCAAATAAGAGCAGAAAATGAAAAAGAAGAAGCCAATAAAATTAAAAATAAATAATCTCATTTTTCTAAAAGGAGGAAAATATGGCTACTATAAAAAGTTCAATAGTGATACAAGATATGGCTTCCTCTGTATTTGCAAAAATACATTCTAATGTAAGTAAAACAACAGCAGGATTTAAAAACTTGAATAGTGAAATGTCAAACGCTCCAACAAAAGCAATAAATAATGCTGAAAGGTTAAATGCATCGGCAGTAAAAACTGAATTAGCATATCAAGCAGAGTTACAGGTTCTGAGACAAGTTGAATCTGAAGCTAAAAAGATTATTGCAGCAGAAGGAACACAAAGTGCAAAAGCACAAGATTTAATTTCTAGTGTGGTTGAACAGAGAAGATTAGTAGAAGGTTTAAAGAAAGATTATGATAATGTTTCTAGTAGTATTAAAAATTCTCAAAATAGTCAAGAAAGCTTTAATAATAGTGTGAGAAAAACACAGGCAAACCAAGAGAGACTAAACAATAGTATAAAAAATTCACAAGAAAATCAAGATAAATTTAGTAATAGTATAAACACATCATATAGTAATGGAAATAAACTTCTTTCTACTATAAAAAAGGTTGCATTAGCAGTTGGTGGTATATCTGCAATAAAAGGATTGTTTAATTTGTCAGATGAAATGACAAATAATAAAGCAAGATTAAATTTGATTGTAGATGATGGTGGTAGTGTAGAAGCATTACAAAATAAAATTTTCGTATCTGCAATGAATGCTAGGGCTTCATATCAGACTACTACAGATATTATTACAAAACTAGGTTTACAGGCCAGCAAGGCATTTAAAGGAAATGATGAATTAATTGCGTTTGCGGAACAATTAAATAAAACATTTGCAATATCCGGAACGGAAGCGACAGGAATAGAATCTACAATGTATAATCTAACACAAGCATTATCAACAGGTGTACTTAGAGGACAAGATTTAAATGCGGTATTTTCAAATGCTCCGCAAATAGTTCAAAATATTGCAGATTATTTAAATGTTCCAATTGGTAAGATTCGTGATATGGCAGCGGATGGAAAGATTAGTGCACAAATTGTTAAAAACGCAATGCTAAAAGCGGCAGATGAAACAAATGCAAAATTTAATAAAATGCCAATGACTTGGAATCAAGTATTTACAAAAATGAAGAACATTGCAATAAAAGCACTAGATCCTGTTCTTAATAAAATAAATGCATTAGCAAATAACCAACAAGTGCAAGAAACGTTTAATATGTTTATAAATGGTGCCAGTTTAGCAGCACAGGCAATTTTAAGCTTAATAGAAGGTATATCATGGCTGTTAAGTGTATTAGAACCTGTAGCACCAGTTATACTTGGATTAGTAGGAGCCTATGTTGGATTTAATATAGTCTCAATGATTGCAAGTGGACTTTTA